AATCGTAAGGAATCATTTTCCAAAATATTCGGCATGAAAAAACTTGACAGTGGCAATGTTGAGTTCCGCGCCAAGCGCAATGGCACTAATAGTCAAGGCACGCTAAACGAGAAACCTCGCGTAATTGACGGCATGAAGCAGCCATTGGCTGATCTGGCCATCTGGGGCGGCTCAAAGGGCAGCATCAAGGTAACTGCGTACCCGGTGACTGATCCAGACGGCAATGGCGGAATATCCTTACTTATAGATACCGTGCAAGTTACCCACGCGGTCTACGGCGGTGGTGGCTTGGATGACTTCGATGAAGTCGGCACAACTATGCAGGGTGGACTTGACGCAGCTCTGGACGACTTCGGGCCTGCTGCTGTTAAAACCGTAGTCGCTCCAGCGCCAGCAGCTTTAGATGACGAAATACCATTTTGAGTAAAGAAAGCCCCGGCAGTTGGGATACTGCCGGGGTTCCACTAGGAAAACAGACCGATTGATTGGAGAAAGTCCGAATATGAAAACTTTAACAAAAACGAGCGACGTTGGCAAGGTCGAGCTGCTACTTGCAGCCGGTGCGCTGGACACTCGCATAAACGAAGCCGGGTCAACGTATTCACCAATCAAGCTGAAAGATATTGCGGCGCTGGTGGACGAACCGCAGGCCATTGAGAAGTCAAAGGCCGCGTTCATTATTCCATCAACTTATCGTGAGCATGACGGCAGAAGCCACGCGGCTCAACGTGAGCGCGGCGAATACTGGATGCTGGCCATTGACGTGGATGAGGGCGACCCGTCGCTCACAGAGCTGCGCACAGCCGTTGACCGAGTTACCGGCAATGCGTCCTCACTTTTTTACTCGTCAGCCGGGGCAACCGAAGACAACCGCAAATGGCGCGCACTTATCCCGCTGTCAGAGCCTATCTCCGGCGCAGATTACGTTGACGCTCAGTTGTCGCTGTTCGAGCTGTTAGCCGCCGAAAATATAACCGCTGACCCAGCATTATCGCGCACTGGCCAACCAATCTATCTTCCAAATGTGCCGCCAGCCAAGCGCGATGACGCAGGCAACCCGCTGTTCTACCACGGCGCGCGCAATCGCGGTGACGGCCTGATGGTGCCAAAGGAAAGCACAATTTGGGCAAACTTGATTTTTAGGCGGAAGAATGCCGAGATAGCTGAGCAACGTGCAGCCGCTGAGCGTGCAATCAGAGCGCAGCAGCGTGAAGAAAAGCAAAATAAGTTCGGCGAGAGTGATCCAGTTGCCGAGTTTAATCGTAGCAACACGATTGCCGACCTGATGGTTAAACACGGCTACGAGAAGCAAGGCCGCTCCGACAGCTACCGCTCACCAATGCAGACATCCGGCTCTCACGCCACCAAAGATTTCGGCACGCACTGGGTCAGCCTGTCAGGTTCAGACATGGCGGCGGGCTTAGGCCAGACCAGCGCAGAGTTTTGCTGGGGCGACGCATTTGACTTGTATTGCTATTTTGAGCATGGCAACGACATGCGGGTGGCCGTCAGGGAATACGCAGCCATATTGCGGCCAACGCCGACAGAGCAACGCGAGGCCATCGTGCAGGCCGCTGCTGACCCATACGCAGACTTCGATGCCGTCCCAGAGCCAGCCAAGCCAAAGTCAACTATTATTATTCCCAACGCAAAACAAAAGCCGATCTTCTGGCTGAAAGACGCGCAACCCGTGCTAACATCGTCATACCTAATCAAGGGCTGGCTTGGCCGGGGCCAAATGTCGGTCATCTATGGCCCGTCTAACGTCGGCAAGTCATTCTTCGCGCTCGACATGGCGCTCTGTATTGCAGCAGGGATAGATTGGCAGGGCAACAAGGTTAAAGGCGGGCCAGTGTTATACTTGGCCACTGAGGGCGGTAACGCATTCCAATCCAGATGTGTGGCACTGCGCAAGCAGTACGGCGTCATGGATGCACCGCTGGCAGTTAGGCCGTCTCCAGTTGATCTATTGCGCCCAGAGGCCGATTTAGCTGGCCTAATTGAACTGTGCAAAAGCATTGAGCAAGATGTGGGCGAACCGCTGGCCGCAATATTCGTTGACACGCTGTCAAGGGCAATGGCCGGTGGTGACGAAAACGGGCCGACAGATATGACATCTTTCATCTCAAACTTAGACGTGCTGCGTGACGTGACCGGCGCGCAGATGGGGATAGTTCACCATAACGGCAAGGATGCCGCAAAAGGTGCGCGAGGTCACAGTTCTCTTAGAGCGGCCACTGACACAGAAATTGAGCTGGTGCTGGAAGGCAGCATGAGGACGGCCACCGCGACTAAGCAGCGTGACCTTGAGCCAAAAGAGCCGTTTGTGTTCACGCTGAAGGTGCATGAGCTGGGTAAGGATGAGGATGGCGACCCGGTGACAACTTGCACCATTCAAGAAGCCGATCCAGACGACGTTGCAGACATGCAGCAAAAGCGGCCAAGCGGTGCAAACCAGAAGATCGTCGTGTCAGCATTCAAACAATTGCGCGGCGAAGGTGAAGGCGAACCAAACCCAACCGGCGCGGGCTGGCCAGAAAGCGGTAAGTTTTGGTGCGTCAGCGAGACGAAGCTAAGGGAGTTTGCGTCGGGTAAAATGACCTCAACAAACCCAGCGTCGTCCTACGGGAATGCCGTCAAAGGGCTGCTGGCGATTGGCTATATGGCCCAGAATGAGGGCAAAATATGGATTACGGCAAAGGAGGGAAAGGCGCATTGAGGTATAAAAATGCGTGTTGTTTGTTATCAAGGGGTTAAGTAGTGAGTTTTATATTCTTATACCAGTTTTATAGCAGTTTTATAGTTTTGGCGCATAGGTATAAAAGTATAAAAACCCCTATAGGGGTTTATACTTATAGCACGGGAGATTTATAATGGTTAAAAAGACTACTAGGTCAGAGGCCGCAAAAGCAGCGATGGCCAATCGTGGTAAGTTCGATAGCAAGCACACTGACTACGGCAAGCCGATCCATTACAAGGTAGCAGCAGCAGTGGCTCCGTTTAGTGCCGCGTCAGCTTCCGCCGCAATGGTCTGGGGTGACACGCTGACTAACTGTGTGCCGCCAGCCTACGCGCTGCGGTACAGGGAGCTGAAGGGTGATCTGGATGCCGCAATGCTGACAGATGATTACACGCTCTGTGCGGAGCTGTCTGCGTCTCTAATCAAGGCGCTTAAGATGATGAACCAGAAAGCTAGAGACGACGGCTTCAAACCGCCGCAGGTTGATGGTCATATAGCTGAGTGGGGCGGTAAGATATATTGCTTCCTCGCCAGCGGTGATGTCGGCGCAGTGCGCAAGGCTAGGCCGACGTGGGCCGTGTATCACCTGAGTGACGTGTGCGCCGTCCTAAGCGTGCGTACAGATGAGATGATGGCCGCAGTGGTCAACAAGTTTCCCGACGCCAAGATTGTTGACGTCAGGTTGTATGATGATGAAATCCCATTTGGGCATGATTGAAGGAAGATAAGATGAAGCGTGATGAAATACTGAAGACAGCCGGTCACTTGATAAGCAAGGATCGACACGACACATACGGAGACAGCGCGACGTCTCACAGTCGCATAGCCGCGTTCTGGTCAGCGTATCTATCTGTGGAGATTAGCGCGGTTGACGTGGCAGCTATGTTGGTGCTGATGAAGGTTAGCAGAAGCAAGGGCGGGTCAGCCGTGCCGCATATCGACAATTTTGTGGATATATGTGGGTACGCCGCGTTGGCCGGTGAGATGGCTGCTGACAGCGCAAAGTAAGCCGTGTGAGGTTTAAATGCAACTGAGGTTGATTTCTGCCAGCAGTTGCATTTAAACTGGCCGTGCGGGCTTGTCCTCCCGGTAGCTCGACAACTCTGCCTCTGATTGCGTAAATGCAGTCAGGGGTATTTCTTTAAGGGGAAGCCGATGGCGTACCGAATAGAGCTAAGGATGAGCTTGAACTGCGATGACAGCGACGAGGCTGAGCTGGAGCTGGATGAGCTGGCTGATTACATAGGCGGCAGGCTGGTTGACGGCTCAGACTATGAGCGCGTCATACAAGCAATGGTAGAGGCTATCGTTGAGCTGCATAGCGCTGACCAAGTTGACACTGTTCACTGAATTCTAAGCATTGGCTGAAGCTCTGCGCAAGACACAGCCACATTGCAGCGCGCATCTGCTCGCGTAGCAAACAAGGCGAGAAGGTGTCAAGATTGTGGCAACAATAAGGCAAACAATGTGACGAAGAGGTAGCATAATACCACAACAATGTTACGTCATTGTAATCATTGCATATTAAATTTAACATA